CAACGGCATCCTTATTATGTCAGTAGCTTCGAGAAGGTACCTGGTACCATTGCGGGGCACGGGCTACCTGACATTCTTGAGGACCTTCAAGAGGTCGCGAACGCCACCTTACGTGCGCTCGTCAACAACATGTCCATCGCATCGGGTCCGCAAGTCGTCGTGAATACCGAGCTTTTGGACCCCAGTACCAACGAAGACACGCTGTATCCGTGGAAACGCTGGAAGGTTTTCTCGGACCCGCTCGGCGGCAACACCGCGCGCCAACCTATTACGTTTTTCCAACCATCCAGTAACGCGCAAGAGCTGATGGGGATTTATTCCGCCATTAGCGGCCTCGCCGACGACATCTCGGCAATCCCCCGCTACCTCACGGGCGAATCCCTCAAAGGCGGCGCGGGCCGTACGGCCTCGGGCTTAAGTATGCTCATGGGCAATGCCCAGAAGGTATTGCAGACCGTCGCGGCGAATATCGACGAGGATGTTATACGCGGCGTTCTCGATAGCCTCTACGACATGGTCATGCTGACCGATACTTCTAACCTGCTCTCGGGTGGAGAACAAATCAAAGTCAACGGTGTCATCGTCGCGTTGCAAAAGGAAACCGACCAGCAAAAGCGCCTTCAGTTCTTACAGATCACGGCAAATCCATTAGACGCAGAGTTGGTCGGCGAACTCGGTCGCGCGAGGGTACTACGCGCACTCGCCAGCGACCTCGGCCTGCCCGACGACATCGTGCCGGACGACGACGCGATCTCGACCCAGGTCGCGGCCAAGAAACAGGCCCAGATGGCGATGATCCAGCAGAACCTGCAGCAACAAAAAGCCGACATGGCGATCAAAGCCGGGTCCGCCGCTGCGAAAGCCGGCGTAGACCCCGGTCAAGCCATTGGCGCGCTCGCCCAGGTAGCCGGCGGCCCGCCGGGCACTGCTCAGGCCATCGCCGAGGGCGCGCCGGTGATGCCACAGCAAGGTGGCGGTGCGCCTACCGCTGGCGCCCCACCGGGTGGCCCACAGCAGAACAACTTCCGCCCGCCTGGGGGAGCCTCCAGTGGCTAGCGCCCTCGAAGATTCCGATACGCCGTTGTGGTTGCGTACCGCCGACACGTCGACATTGGCAATCCCCAGCAATCTCGGGCAGCCGCCGCAGGATGCGTATCGCACTGCTTCTGCATTTTCATCGGCGACGGCAGCGGATTCGGACTATTGGGCCGAGCTTGATCGGCTTCGTAGCGGCGGGGCTAGCAATATACAAAACCCGCCGTCGTTGCCGTCGCAGGATGTCGTCGAGCGGTCGCCGGGTTACGTAGCAAGTCGGCTTACCAAGGAAGGGTTGGGCGAAAAGTTAGGCGAACAGGCCGCTGGGATTTATGCCCAACCAAAACCGCCGCCGCCTGGCGATGTCGTGTTGCCCTCAACTTCGACGTCGGCACTTGGCGGGTCGGGCGACATGCCATTGGTATATTCTGATAAAGGTTGGCGTTATGTAGATGACTTATATAACCGCAATAAAACGGGAGGCCTGGTCGGCGGCGAAGACTTCAAAACATTTTCGGGAAATCCTGCGTATAGTGACTTAGTAATCGACGAATTGCGGGAGCAGTCGTCTTCGGGTGCACCGCCCTTAGCCAGGATGTCTTACGCCGGCGACACCCTCTCTCCCTACGCTCGTGACAAGGCCCGTCTCGGTCAGCCCAGCAGCGTCGAGGGTGTCAGCGACGAGATGGCACGTCGGTTCCAGACGATGGTGGGGGCGATGCCGCCGGAAATCCGCTCCCGCGTCGAGATTATCTCCGGTTTCCGCGATGCCGCCCGGCAGCATCAGGTCAATCCAAGTGTCACCCACTCGCGTCACACCGGCACCGGCGAAGCGGGTAGCGGCATGGCGCTCGACCTCGGTAACGACCCCGTCGTGCTCGACTGGATCGGTGCGAACCCGCAATACGGACTGGGGTTCCCGCTGCGCTATATGGGGCCAAAGGAATACAACCATCTGGAGATGATCGATCCTAAGACCGGAGCACGCGCACCGGTCGGCGGCAACCAGCAGATGGCCGCTTCGTCGGCACCCTCGCTAACTCGGGTGTCACAAACCCAAACCCCGGCGCCTACCCCACAGCCTTCTAGCGCGACCGCTGCCGACCAGCCCAAACTCCCTACGCCCCCGCCACCGCATCCCACCCTGATATTCGAGGATGCGGTGAAGGAATACCCGGTTATTCACAACCAGGGCTTGATCGCTGGCCCCGGCAAAAAGCTCGAATACTGGCGGCCGAACGAACCCGGCACCCCCGACAATCCAAGGCCGGATTATATCCCTATCGACCAAGCCGGTATGGAGATTGGGCCGGATGCCCGTCCGATAGATGTCTTGGGCGATGTCGTCAGCCACCACATGGCTCAGAAAGACCCGGTGATTAAAAAATACTACGAGAGCTTTAAGAACTCGATGACTGATGCCCAAAAAGAGCTTCTGCAGGCGCAGTACATGTATTACGCCAAGAACGAAGGCGAGACCCGCCCCTACGCCCAATGGGAGAAAGCCAGTGGGCTACCGGCATATTTTCGGGGCTACGCCTTCCAGCAATGGCCGCAGGATTTTAACGAGAAGGCTTATACGCCCGCTCAACGCTACCATTTCGATCAGATGATGGGGTATCTGCGCGGGTCCGGGCAGCAGCCGCAGGCACTCCATTAGGAGAAATTCGATGAACAGCACCTACGAGAAAACCTCGCGCGGCGACGCGGTGAAAGGCGACCAGAACGGAGAGATCGAGATGAAGAAGGCGACTAACGTGATCCAAGGCGGCGGCAAATCCGGTGTGTCGGGACCGACCACTAGCCCCAACTCTTACCCCAAGGGCAAGTCGGTCTCCACCGACGCCAGCCGGATGAACCCGCAGAAAGTCGCAGCCACCAAGATTTACGTCGACGGGGTCTGACTGATGGCGCGCTCATCCTCCCAGCCGCCGGCCGGGCCGTACCTGCCACCATCGATGGCCGGCGGCAACTATGCCGGTTCCAGCGCGAAGGGTTTTCCCTCGCCCATCGGCAAGGCGCGCACGATTCAGAACCTGGGCAATCTCTCAGGCCGTGCGACCGCCGGTATGACCAAGGGAATGCGCGGTCCGGACCAGCAATTTGCCCACGCCTTCGGGCATTACGGCAAACCGAAGGAATCGAGCTTAGGCTAATGCTGAATTTGGGATCAGAGGCGTTCGAGGCTGCGCAACGCCTCAAGAACACCGAGGATTGGAAGATCATCGTGGCGGCGTTGGCCGAGCAGATGGGTAAGTTGGCGCACGTCGCCCTCGATACCGGCGAGAAGGATCATTGTGGGTACGCGAGAGGCGTGCGGGATGTGTTGTGGGCTTTCGAGGTGATGGAAGCCGGCGTTAACGCGCCGCAGCGCGCCACCCAGAAACCGACGATAAAGGCCCGGTATGCCTGACGAACTCGATTCCCAGCAAAGCGACCAGCAAGCCTCGGATACTCCCGGAGTAACCCCGGCTATCAACGGTGTGGATTATACGCCGCGCATGCCCGAGGCGGTGCGCCGGGCAGCCGCGCGGGCAGAAGAGTTGGCGCAGGAGTTACAGATACAGGCTGGGGCGGAGGTAGAAGCCGCTGTGGTGGGTGGGAACGCAGGCGCTAGCCCGCACGAGCTTGCGAGGCAACAGGATGTAGGAGTTGAGGCCCAGCAAGAACAGCCTCTCCAGCGCCCTCCAGAGGCTCCGCAACCACAGTCTGACGACTGGCAGAACCGGTACCGCACGCTCCAGGGCAAATACGACCACGAAATCCCGCAGATGCGTCAGCATATCCAGCAGCTGGAAACCCTGCTGGCGACGATGCAGCGCCCTCCTGCCCAACCCGAGGCGCCCGCTATGGCAGCCGGACCTGTCGAGATACCGGAAGAGGATTACACGACCTACGGGCCGGAATTTGTCGACTCGACCCGAAGGTGGGCGCGCGCCGAGGTCCAGCAGGACATCGAAGCGATGCGTGCGCAGATCGAGCAGTTACGCAATCACGCCAGTCAAACCACCGGTGACCGGGTAAAGGACCGGGTGCGCGCGGAACTCGACCGCGACCCCGAGATCGCGGGCCAGTGGCAGCAATTGGACACCGATGCCGGCTTTAATGCTTGGCTTCAGGACCAGGACCCATTCTCCGGCGCACGTCGCTTAGACATGCTCCGAGAAGCCTATGCCAGCGGCGACGCGGTGCGCACTGGCAGATTTTTCAAAGCCTATCTCCATGAGCATACCGATCAAATGCGTATGCCGACGGCCGGGCCTCCTCAGACGGCGTATCCCGTAACCCCTCAGCCCAATGGGAATGGGGGATACTATGGGAACGGTGCGGGAAGGGTGGACCTTGCGGCATACGCAGCTCCGGGCCGCGCTAACAACGCGACACCCGGACCCGGCGCTCCGGAACGGCGTATCTGGACCAACCGCGATATCCAGGCGTTCTACGAGGGCCGGCTGAAAGGCCGCTACAAAGGTCGAGAACAGGAAGCCGACCGGTTGGAGCGGGACATTCTTCTGGCGGCCCAAGAAGGACGTGTCTCCCAATGACAGCCTTCAGGAGCCCCTTAAATGGCAATTGCACAAGGCACACCCTATAGCGGTAGTGCCGCATCTCCCGCTTATTCCGGCGCACCTGCCGGTGGCGTGTTCGTACCGGAAATCTGGTCGGGCAAGCTAATCGAGAAGTTCTACGCTGCGACGGTTCTCGCTGCCATATCCAATACGGATTACGAAGGCGAGATTCGTAACATGGGCGATAAGGTCAAAATTCGGACCAAGCCCACGATCCAGATCAAGGACTACACCCTTGATATGGCGTTGACGGTGGACCGTCCGTCCGGCACGACGGTCGAGTTGACCATCGACAACGCGAAATACTTCAACCTGGTGCTCGACGATATCATGCGTTTGCAAGCCGACATGGAATTGCTTTCCATGTGGAGTGACGACGCTGCCGAGCAGATGAAGATCACTATTGATACGTCGGTGCTTGCCGGTCTCTACGCCAACATTTCGGCTGATAACAAGGGGGCTACTGCCGGGGTTATCTCCGATAATATCAATCTCGGAGTGGCTGGCACACCGCTGGTGGTTAATGCCACCAACGTGGTCGACACGATTGTCGACATGGGCACGGTGCTCGACGAGCAGAACATTCCGGAGACTGGGCGCTGGATGGTCATCCCACCGTGGTTTGGCGGGCTCGTTAAAAAGTCCGACCTCGCCAACGCCTCCATCTCGGGCGATGGCGTCTCCCTCGCGCGTAACGGCCGCCTCGGCATGATCGACCGGTTTACGCTTTATAGTTCCAACCTCTTACCCAAAGCCACCGATACCACGCACAAAGTGACCTATATCATCGGCGGTCACAGTGTCGGGCTGACCTTTGCCAGCCAGCTCTCGAACGTGGAAACGATGCGTTCGGAGATCACCTTCGGCACGATCCTGCGCGGTCTGCACGTTTATGGCAGTAAGGTGCTCGACGGCACTGCGTTGGTCAGCGCCTACGCTACGCCGATTTAAGGTTACTCCTGGGAGTAACACATGCCGACTTATGCCACGCGGACGTTTGGCGCGCTGCTATATGAGGCTCGGGGCCTCCTCAATGACCTCGTGCCCATATCGGGGAGCCCTCGCTTTACCGATGCCGACCTGATCGAAATCGTCAACGAGGCGATTATCGAGATCAAGGTCAAGCGGCCGGATGCGTGGATGACGTATGGGTTGCGAAAACCGCTGCCCCGCTACGTGATGCCGGCGGACACCAACACCATCCTGCCGTTCGAGGATCAGTTTTATTCGCCTCTGATGTTTTATGTCGTTGGGCGGGCTGAGCTGGTTGAGGATACTTTTGCCGACAACGGCAGGGCGGTGACTTTGTTGAGTAAGTTCAACACGTTATTGTTGAAGAACAATGGCTAGCCAGATCAGTATTGGCGATACCCCTCCCGCCTCTAAGGCGGTCGGCGACGGTTGGTGGGATAGTGTTTCCGGCCAGCTCTACATCTGGTTTGGCCCCGACCCGTCGGGTTCCTACCAGTGGGTTGCCGCCACTAACTACCCCGGTCAACCGGGTCCGGGGGTTGGGCCGGAAGGTCCCGTTGGCCCAGTCGGCCCGGAAGGCCCCGACGGTCCTATAGGACCGACTGGACCCGTTGGGCCGCGTGGTGTCCAGGGCGTGCCAGGGCGCAATACGGGCGATGCGATCCTACCGACGATCCCCCTGCCGGATTGTGATACTTCCGGGTGCGTCAATAACCTGGAGGGGGCTTACGACCAGATACAACTACAAATGCCCGGTGTTACGTTCGACAACGTGAAATTGCAGGTGTGGAACTCGGTCAGCGAGTTCTTTATGCGTAGTACATATCGCCGCGAGCATGTGTATTGGCGGATGGACCCAGGTGTAAATACGCTTTCGTTTGACCCGTGGGATAGTCATTGGCGGGCGTTTCGGTTTCTTGAATTTCGCGGGTTGTCCCGTCCTAAATTCGAGCCGCCAGGACGTATCCGCGATCTCTCATGGCCGATCCCGGATACCACACGCAACGGCGAAGTTCTGATTGCGTTGCGCCCTTCCTGCCACGACGCGCCTTTGGATGATAATTTCTGGTTTATGTGGACTGACACGATTGTCGCCGGCGCCATGTCGCGGTTGTTCCTGCAACCCGGTAAGCCTTTTAGCGACGCCGGGATGGGGCGTGTCCAGGCGGGGTTGTTCGGGTCCGGCGTGGCGCAGGCTCGTGCCCATGTGCAGTCGATGTTTATCACCGAGGGCACGCCCTGGCGGTACCCATATTTTGCTTTGGGTCGTTCCAAGAATGGCGGTTGGGGAGGCCCGGCCTGATGCACGAGTACAATTTTCAAATCACCGCCGACGACGACAAAGGTCTACCTTTTGGTCCGGTCAATAAAGACAATATGGACATCTCAAGGCTGATCATTGATTTCACCTGCTGGCTCGACCCGTCGGAAAGCATTACATCGTTAGAGCATTTGATGGTTATGGCCGAGCCGCCAACGGCGCTTGTGCCGCCGTGGCGGTCTAACTATCCGCTCGATAACACGACATCAGTATTTATCCCGGAAGACCTCTATCCGCTGACATTTTACCGTAATAACCTGATCAGCGACGGTAAAGCGGTCGTCCTGGATATGGCTGCCGGAACGCCGGGGCTGACTTATGTAGTTAGTTTCGTGGCGAAAGCCGGGGTTTCCTTGCGTAAGCGCGAAGTCGATACATTGATGACTATCGATCAACCGCTCAACCCCAATATGGTGGCGTTGGCCGATACCATTCCGGTTTATAACTATCCGTTGTTTATCACGATGACGACGGCATTGCCGCTGGGATTTGGCAGTCCCTTTGGCCGGGTTTATATAAACAACCAAGTCGCCGCGCCGATCACTGTTACGCTCCCTCCGTCGCCGCTCCTGGGCGATGTTGTGTCCGTATTGGACTATGGCGAGACTGCCAGCACCTATCCTGTGTCATTTATCGGTGCTTATGGGTCGGAAGCTTTTAGTATTCCTGGTACTGAGTTTATTTCAAACATCTCCGGCGATGATCTGACGTTCGAGTGGACCGGCACCTACTGGGCTATCGGCACTAAACTATACCCGATATTGGGGTAGCGTAATGACTGGACTGACTTACCCCTACACCAAATACGACAGGATGTTGGGGGATAACCTCGCCAAGGACCTTGAGTTCAACCCCGGTACGGTCCCTCCATCAGGCACAGCCGGCGGCGCAGGCCGGTACAAATATTGGGTCGATACTACCTCTTCGTCGTTGCGCCAATGTATAGCAACGCGGGCAACCGCTGGCGTGTACGTGCCAGCGGAGTGGATCACGCTGGGTGTTATCGACATCGCCGGGGCTAAGTTTCACTTTAATACCGACCAAGTCGATTTTACCGGCGGGTCCGGCGTCCTGACGGTTACCAATTTGACGGTGACCGGCGCGACGACGTTGAACACCCTGACGGTGACCGGCGCGACAAGCCTCAACACGCTGACGGTGACTGGCGCCAGTACCTTACACGATACGAGCATCAACGGCGGGCTGAGCGTTACTGGCAATGCCAATATTGGCGGCGCGCTCGCGGTAGTCGGCAATATTAGCGGTGCGGCGATTACCGGCGCGTCGTTGACGACAACCGGCAATGTCAGCATCGGCGGCACCCTTGGTGTGGCTGGCGCGACTGTGGTGCAAAATCTTAGCGTGGACGGTGGGCTTACAGTCGCCGGGAATACCGGGCTGCAGAGCGTTAGCGTGGCTGGCAACTTGACAGTTACCGGTACGGCAACGCTTAGCGATGTTCCGTATCTACACGTTAATGGCAACGCCGATTTCGACGGTTTTGTCGCGGTGGATGGGGCGATCACCGGCGCGTCCCTCGCGACGACCGGTGCTATATCCGGCGCTTCGGTAGGCACAACGGGATCGATCACCGCTGGGACAACTCTTCACGCTGCCGGGCAGATCAGCGGCGACTCGCTGGTTA